ATACTGCACAACCTGTTGGCTGTAGAACATAAGCACTGTATCTCTAACTGATATAATAGAGTCCTTTGTCTTTACATCGGACTTAAATCTTGCAATCCTAGCTTTCTGATTTTCGAATATTGCGTTTATTGTATCAGCCTGTGCCTTTGTTAGTATGACAACAGAGTCACCATCAATTACCGTCTGAAGTGGGTAACGTGATTGGCTGAAACTCAAACTGCTTACCAGTAGACTGACTACGAACAATATCTTTCTCATTTGCTAGTTCTTTTTTAATATCTTTTACGACCGACTTGGTGCTGTCTAGGTCTCCTATGACCTCAGATACCATGTCTTGTAAGTTCTCTTTATCAGCTTTTAATTCGTTTACACTATTAGTAAGCTTCTTATTAGCTGTTGTAAGCTTCTTATTTTCCCCGGTTAGCTGTATGTTATCCTCAACCACGACAACGTGACCATGTCCGCTTGAGAATACTTGCGTTACCACAAGTATAATAAATAGAGAGCCTACAATGATGAGCTTCTTTTTCATTTCTTACTTAAGAACATCAGAACTATCTCCTTGAGACTTTTAGAACTCTCAGTGCTCTCTGTAAGCTTGCTGTCAAGCTTCTCACGATACTCTCCCTCAAGATCATTTACCTTTGCCTTAAGATCATCCTCGCTCTGCATTAGGCGATTAAGGAACATCCAACACAGGTAGCCAAGTGCTAATACTGCGAATCCTAGGACACCATACTGCGTTAATACTTCAAATGGACCGAATGACATTACTTATTATCTAAATGTCTTTTGATGAATAACCATGCCACATAGCCCAATGCCAATACAACGAGACCCAATGGCCCGTACTCAGATAGCTGTGAAAATACACCGAAGTCAGGTGTTGTTGATACTGTATCCATTATCTATTAATTATTAGTTGCTTTACTGCGTCTGATAACTCAGCTACACTTCTAGCTAAGTTTTTTATCTCTAGTTGAGTTTGCTCCTGAATGGCTTGATATTTGAGACGAGACTCCTGCTCGACAAGCTCAATCTTTCCTTTGAGTTTGCCGGCATCTTCAGTGTTCTTACGTACATCAGAGTGAACCATCTTTAAAAAATATCCTATAATAGCTATGGCCGTAACCATACCAAATTGAATCAACTCTTGCATTTATTATACATTTTGCTGCCAAGCCGGCGGAAGTGTTACAACAACAGGGTTGATTTGTAAGTCAATATTCTCTTGAAGACTTGCAGTCATCGCAGGAACATCTAACTCCGCTTCTAACCATCCAACAACTTGCTCCTCTGTAAGTTGATCGTATGGAGTAAAATTCTCTGGGTCTGGCATACCTACTGAGGCAGCGCCATATGTCTCTGCGAAATATTCTTTCTCCTCATGCAATTCTCTTGCTTGATATCTCCAATGCACAATGATAACTACATCGTCCATGTTTTCTTCATGAACTCTGCACTCCATTGCTGAGATTACCCAATCAGTTGTCATTTTCTTCAGGCTTTAATGCTTGAAGTGCTGCGATGATTGCAGACACATCTTGTAGGTTAAACGCTCCTTTTGTAGTTGCTACGTTTACTGCATCTACTAATACTTGGTAAGCTTGTTCTTTTGTCATAATTAAATTTTTAAAAGTTTCTACAAATATATGAAAATTAATGCAATGGTACCCAACTGCTTCCGTTGTATACTGTTACTTTATTGTTAGTTGTGTCATACACAATTAATCCTGTAGCAGGTGACCCTATACTGTTCATTTCTGAATTTGTCATTCTCGGAGGTAAGAAACCTTGCCTTCTTGATGACAAGTCCATTATAGATGATGTATCAGGAGCAGTTGTTCCAACGCCTACACTACCGTTAGCAGCTATACGCATCATTTCAGATCCACCAATATTTATGGCAAATGGATTAGCAAATGAAAGATCTAAAGATGATACTCCTGTAGAGTTTGAGCTTAATGATAATGTCTGAGGAGTTCCAAATGCTTGGCTATGTACAAGTTTCATCGTAGTAGGCACGAATGATGTACCTACAACATGAAGTTTAACATCAGGACTAGTTGTACCTATACCAACATCCCCAGACCCAGCTACAGCTACTCTAGTTGATCCAAAAGTAGTTAAGTGAACAGAACTAAATCCTGCAACAGTTAATATATTAGAGCTATCTCTTCTTATAAAATTAGAAGTGTTACCGAAATACAAGTAATTGTTCTCAGGTAATCTAATATCTCCAACAACATCTAATTTATAAGTTGGACTAGTAGTACCAATACCTACGTTGCCATTAGCTCTATCAAATGTCATTACCTGTGATCTAACACCAGATACAATCCTTGTTAAAGATAAATCACCAGTAGAAACTCCTTCTAAATTAAAATCAAATCCAAAAGTTGGACTGCCTGCATCTCTAATTGCTAAGGCTGTAGAGCCAGGTGATGCAACTCCTGATGTTGCTGCAATGTGTAATTTCCCAACAGGACTAGTTGTCCCGATACCTACATTACCATTTTCTGCTATTGTAAGTTTAGCATCTGATAATGTTGCACTTCCGCCACTGCCTTGTGGACCATTTAAAATATGTATTTTACCCTGGGCATCATTTGCTGTAAGATCTGTTCTTTCAAATACTATTGCAGATTTTCTATATAAATTATTTGCTTCTCTATAACCAAAATGAATACCGGTCCATTGACCTACACTTAATGGAGCTACACCTACAGAAACAAAATCATTTACATTGGAAATAACTTCTAATGGTTTTTGAGGGGCTGTAGTACCTATACCTACGTTACCACCAGAGGCAATGCGCATTCTTTCTGAGGAGTTAGTACCAAATACTAAAGGTACAGCAGCAATACTTCTTAATTGGACTTCACCAGTATTACTATATAACTGCCCATAACCAACTCCACTTCTTGTTAATTGTATAAGACCACCATTTGTTGCATTATCAATATCTAATGTAGTATACCCACTTATTGAAACTGGACTAGTAGTACCAATACCTACGTTATTCTTAAAATATGCTGCTCCACCTGTTAATATAGCAGCGTCAATGTCATTCCAGTTTCCAAATGTTACACCAGTGTTCCCAGTAATATTAATTGCACCTGATGAAGAGTTAAAAATATTACCGCTATTCCATGACGTACTAAATGAGTGTATTGTTGATAGATTACTTCCTGACTGATAAAACCTTACTGCTCCATAGCCGCTTACAAAATTTCCATATTTTATCTGAATATTTTGATTTCCATTACTTCCGTCACCAATGCTTAAATCTCCATTGACATCTAGTCTTGCTTGAGGACTAGTTGTGCCTATTCCTACGTTTCCTGAAGAAACAATAGACATTGCTGTTATATTATTACTTACAGTAAAATGTAACGGATCAGTTGTAACTTGTCTTATATAAGCACCATTACCTGCTAATCCACCATTTTCAAGATATCCAATAATTAATCCATAACTGCCGTTTTTATTTATCCCAATCCATTTTTGTGTTCCACTACCTTCTGAACTAATTTGTATAGGGACATTTGTATCTACTAACGAACCATTGCCTACTGATAGTTTTGCTAATGGGCTAGTAGTGCCTATACCTACGTTGCCTGATGGTACATAAAAATTAGTATTAGCTGCTATAGATACGACATTTGTAGTATATCCAGCTATTGTATCAACAAATAAATTTCCAGATTCAATATAAGTATTTCCTACAACGTGTAATTTAGCTCCAGGACTACTAGTGCCAATTCCTACATTACCACCATTTGTAACCCTCATCCTTTCTACACCTCCTGTAAGGAAGTTAAGATCAGGACTACCGTATCCTCCTGCTGATAAACTTACAACACCAGTAGACCAAGATAAAAGACCTATATGGTAATTATCATCACTACTTAATCTTATTGCTGTTCCTGATGCACCTCTAACATCTAATTTATTTGAAGGGCTACCTGTACCAATACCTACATTACCACCATCTTGGATAAATAATCTGTAATCTGCAATTCCACTTTGTGCAAAATTTAATCCGCCAGTGTAATAACCAAAGTGATATTTAGTTGTTCCTGATGACTGTATACCTGTAACACCATTAATAGTTAGATTGAAATCTGGAGCAGTAGTACCAATACCTACATTACCACTAGCGGTGATGCGCATTCTTTCGGTAGAGTTCGTATGTAATGCTAAAGGAATATTAGATACACCTCTAATCCAATTTTGATCATCATACCCACCAACCCCTAAAATTGTACCTACTTGAAATTGCAATGTAGACCCCTCAGTAAATAAAATATCTGATTGTCTGCCACCTGAATTATTAGTATGAGTTACATTTATTCTTCCAATGTTAGATTTTGATACCTGTAGTAATTCAGAATATACAGAACCAGGACTAGTTGTTCCAATACCTACGTTTCCATTGCCTTGGACTACCATTAATTCATTTCTAGTACTTGTGCTAGTACCAGCTACCCATAAAAATCTATCTCCGCTACCATAAACACTTTGGATCATTGTACTTGATTCAACTCCAAAACCATAGAATTGAAAATCATCATTAGCAGCTCCATCCCAAAGTACTATTTTTCTTGTTCTAACATCATCAGCAAATGATAATGCACCATTTGGAGATGTATTACCAATACCTACGTTGCCACTTGAAGTGATACGCATAGCCTCACTTCCACCTGCTACTCTAAATAACAATGGAGAACCTTGTATAGATAATTGAACAGTTGCACTTGCGGCATCATTCAAAGCTGATATTCTCAAATCACCTGAACCACCTGTAAGAACACTTACATTTTCATTAGTTCCTGTATTAACTGTTAACTTACCAATTGGAGATGTAGTACCAATGCCAACATTCCCCCCTGTAGTAATGCGCATCTTTTCATTACCACTAGTCTCAAATATTAAAGGTCTTGAATTAGTGGATAAATATACTGCAAAGCTATCTGCATACCAATAAGATGCCCAAGTGTTTGCTACAGCTAATACACCTACAGATGAAGCTGCGCCATTAATAGTTAAATTACCTCTATTGCTTGTTGTAAGTAGTGGGGTACTAGTTCCTATGCCTACATCACCATTTGAAGTGATGCGCATACGTTCAGAAGAGTTAGCAAAAAACTTTACAGGACCACCTGTTGCAAAAACACTTGCACTATTATCTGATCCATCTCCAAAAAATAATGCTGTATTCTTTGAATTTATATTTCCATTAACAACTAATTTATCTCCTGGGGAATCAGTACCAATACCTACATTACCACCACCTGAGTCACTTCCTTGTAATATTAAATGACCGTTTGTTATTTGGTTAGCTATTTCAAAAGTATTACCACCTACATTGTAAATCAAGCTAGCCTTTCTATTACTTGCCCCAGGTGTTAATGCTGCTGAATTATAGAATGTTATTTGAGCATAATCATTAGAAGCAATTTGTAATTGACCTGCATATGAAACATTAGCCCCACTTAATGTTAATTTAGTTTGTGGTGCAGTTGTGCCAATGCCTACGTTGCCTGAGTTGGTAATAAAAACAGACTCAGTTGAACTTGAACCAGTCCCTCCAGTTAAAAGACTTAATCCACCATTTCCGCCAAGATTTCCAATATATGTTGTTGATCCAACTTGTTGAAATACTGCTTTATTTGTTCCTCCAGCATCGTGAAGTTCAATGATTGATCTACCAGATCCAACTCCAGAAGCTCCTTTTATTACTAAAGCATTTCCTCCAGAATGAACTGTAGGATTATCAGTACCAATTCCCACATTACCTGATGACTTAATAGAAACCTGATCAGCATTATTCATCCTGAAATAGATGTCATTACCAGTAGGTCTGTTTATGTAAAGATGGTTATCTGAAGTAGATGACAAAAAGTTATAAGCTCCAGTGCTCAAAGTTCCATTAAGTGAAATAGCTGTATAGTTGCTACCAAATCCTGCTGACCCTATTTGTGCAGTACCTGATCCATCTCCAACAACTGTGAGTCTAGCCGAAGGAGATGTAGTACCTATACCTACGTTAGTAGAAGTCAAAGTCAAAACATTACTTGCACTATTAACCCTAAAGCCTAACTGTTTAGGTGCTGCAACGTTATCATAAAAAATTAATGAATTTGTTGAACTTGTTGTTTCTTCAAATACTATTTGAGGATAATTAGCGGTTCTTGAAATTATATTCCCACCTGCCGTTACACTACTTGAGAATGTTGCTGCTCCTGTTCCTGCTGTAAAAGTTATAGGATAAGCTGTATTACCAAAGAATCTTACATCACCACCCCCTACAAATTGTATTTCAACTGCTCCTCCTGTTCTATTAATTTGCGCTCCTCCAATATTTATAAAGCCGTCATTAAATGCTGTTGCTGTTACACTACTTGAGAATGTAGCTGCTTGATTAGAAGCTATGCGTAATGCTTCAGTAAGAACATTTGAACTGTTATTTACAAATAATCTAAATTCAGTCCCTGCGTTTGAAGCATAATTAGAATATGCCCTTAAATCAACTCCTGTACCAACAAGGTTATCAGATGCTGCTCCAATTTTAATTGCAGTATAAATTTGTGAACCACTCGCCCAACTTCCTGCAACTGATGTAAAAGCATATCCACTTGTAGCAACATTGTTAACTAAAACATTACCACTAAACCTTCCCGTACCTTCAACATCAAGTTTATATGTGTTGTTAGTGTTTCCAATGGATAAATTACCTGAAGCGTGAAGACGCATTTTTTCACCTGAAGTGCTGCCATTTGGATAAAAGTACAGAGCACCTCCTGTACCTGCGTTATATCCAACAATAGTTGGAATACCATCTGCATAAGTACCACCCCAAGTTAAATTATTTCCGTTAGCTATATTTATCCCGCCATTTACATCCAACTTAGTAGCAGGACTTGTAGTACCTATGCCTACGTTGCTAGATGATGCCCAAGTCATTACATCCCCCGCTCCAGTCAAAAAGAAACGCATCTGATTTGAGATAGCTCCAGGACGGTACAATACTGCCATCTCTGTTCCAGACTGGTTAAACTGGATTGCTGTTTGGTCCGCTAATGGATTATCTAATACAAATCTTCCGCCGTATACGTGAAGTTTACCCTGTGGTCCAGTTACTCCAATACCTACGTTCCCTGTAGAAGTTATCCTAACTTTTTCAGTTCCACCTGTCTCAAGGACAATGTGTCCTAATGCTGATGGCCCATAAGAACCTACTATAAGTTTCCCTAAAGAATAATTATAATCTAAATATGCAGGCGTAGAACCCCCTGCTAAATTATCACTAAAAGAAAGTAGGCTTCCTGTTAATGCAACATTTCCCGCAACCTGTAATTTTGCCCAACTACCTAAAGCAGTTGTTGCAATACCAACATTGGTGCCGTTGTCATACAACACACCTGTACTAATATTAGAAGATGATGTCCATCTAGCCACATAGTTAGCTGTACCTGTACCTGTGACAGGATTTGTTATAACATCTTGATACTGAGGTATGTTTAATGTGTTACCTATCAAAGTGGCAGGACCACTTGTACCTGTAGTAGTAAGTGTTATTGCGTTCTGCTTATTGTTGAAGGTATTCCAGTCAGTTGAGCTTAAG